AACGGTTGCCTCGCTCGACGTCCTCGAACTTGAAGGTGATCGGCTCGTAGCTCCACGGCACATGCAACCGCGTCATGAGCCGTGCGAAGTTGGCTTCGGCCTGCGAGCGGACAGCGATGCCGAGGTCCGCACGGAACCCGCTCTTCGCCGTCGACTTCGGATGGGCGTAGGTCGTCGCGTTGAGCATCCTACGCACCACCCTCGTCGGCGCCGGCCATCACTTCGTCGAGCGTCGCTGGGTCGCCCGTTGCCTCGTCGCTTGGATCCGCTGCAGCTTCGACATCCTCTCCGCCGGGGACGACGAGCACCTTCGGCGCCGGTTCCACAGCCGCAGGCTCCTTCTTCCCATCGGCCTTCTCTTCCGGCTTGGCGTAGACCGAGCACGCCTTGGCGATCGCAACCGCGCGGGGGAAGATCTGTGTCCGCACGCTGATGACCTGGCGCGTCCGTCCACACGCCCACGCCGACGCGTTCTCGTCAACGAAGACGACGTCTCCTTTGCTGTTCGCGCCGCTGACTGCGGCGTTCACGACCGCAAGGCGAAGCCTCTTGCCGTCCTTGTCCGCCGCCGGGCCGATGCTTCGGCAGCTCGCGCACTCGTAGCAGTTTCGCTCGTCGCACGCGGACTCAGCGGCCGCCGCGGGAGAGGCACCAGACCCGTCGCGCGTGGGCGCCGGCAGAGGGCTCTCTCCTGCTTCGTCGTCTTCGTCGCTCGGACCCTTCATCATCGGAAGGCCTTCGACGGGAACGATGCCGATGATGATCTGCTTGTCGCCGCGAGCCATCGCGCAGAACACCTGGTCGTCGCCGCGGGAGATCTCGACAGCCGCATCGACGGCCGCGGGATCCCCCTCGATCTCCACGCCGTGCGGGTCGGTGTCCGACACGATGTGCACGTCGGCCGTCGTCCGCGCGATCAGCGTGTCCTCCGTCTCCTCGTCGGAGGCGGCGTAGACGATCGTCCCCGCGAGGACCTTCATCCCGCGCTCGCCCCACAGTTCGACACGGCCGGTCTTCTTGTCGACGTGGAGCTCGTCGCCCTGACCGCCCTGTGTCGTAACGTTACGACTTTCACCCTTGCCGGCCGGCGCCGGCTTCGTCGGCGGCTTCAAGACCTTCGACTTCACGTCCACCGTTGGGGCCTCGTGGATCATGCTGCGGAAGCCGTCCAGGGTGAGCCGCGGCGCGTTCTCCGGGTCGCGCTCGTGCTTCTCGATCCGGTCCTGCGCATCCTCGAGCACGTCGAAGTACTTCGGCTCCTTGGCGCGCAACGCAACGACGAAGAACGACGGCGTCAGGCACGGGAAGTCGCGGGTGATCCGGCGCTCGGCTGCCGTGAACCGCCCTCCAACCTGAGAGAGCTCACGGGCATAGGAGTACGCCACGGTCTTCAGCCGCTTCGCACGCGCCCACGTGTTGTACTGGGTGATCCAGTCCTTCAGCTCGCGCTCCCCGGCGAAGCTCGCGCACACCGCACAGCGCAGTTCGAAGGCTTGACCTTCCGCCTCGAGCGAGATGGCGAAGACGCCGTTCTTGTCGAGCGGACTCATGTCTTTGATGCTCTGGTAGAGCACCTCGAGTGGGTCGTTGAGACCGCGCGCTCGGAGCTCCTCCTGCAGCCACTGCGACGGATCGACCGTCGCGACTGCTCCGCTACCGCTCTCTTGGTCCTGCTGATTCTCCTCTTGCGACATGGTGTTCGGCCCCTTTCTCGCGATCGCAGATCTCGCGGAGACCGCGGATCATGTCGATCATGTCCACCTGGACTCTCCGGCTGCGCCGCCGCGCACGCCGCCCTGACCACTCCAGTGCTGCGTCCTTGACCACCTGGTCGGGGTAGCCAAGGTCCTTGTGGAGGAACTCGATGACCTTGGCCGCCGCCTGCAGGCTTGACGTCATCCGCTTCAGCTCCTCCGCCCGTTTCCCGAACATCAGACCCTCACCTTCTCCAACCGGTATGCAAAGCCTGCCTTCTCGAGCTTCGCTACGATGTCGCGGGCCCGCTCCTCGAGCTCCCCGCGCCGTGCCTCCATCTCCGCGATCGCTACCGCATCCACCGTGTCACCCGCCTCCGCGCCGTCGAGCATCTTGCCCATCGTCTGCCGCAGCCGCTCGGGGATCGCCTCCGGGTCGAACGGCTCACGCGAGCGTTCTTCCGTTATCTCCTGGGCGATGCTCGCCGCGCGTCCCATGATCCGCCGATACTGGTCCACCGCCTCGTCCACCCACTCCGGAACCCCGCCGGCGTCTCCGTTGCGCTGCGAGATCGCCTGGAACTCCTCCATCTTCCCCGCGCGGTGCTCCGGCAGCCACCGCCGCACCGTGTTGATCGTCCACGGCCAGTCGAGGGCAACGATGCGGTTCATGCAGCCCTCAATCTGCTCGACCGTGTTGCCGTCGAGGAGCGCACGGCGGAAACCCTGCTGGATCGGGAGCCACTCCTTCCCCTGCGGACGAACACCCTTCAACGCCGCGTAGCGGTCCGTGAGGTGGTCGAGGTCAGCCTTCTGGACCTTCACCCTCGGGGCCGGTTTTGGTTTTGGCTCCGAGGTAGATCCGTCTACGTCTCCAACCTCACTTCTAACCTCTATAGGCGCCCGGGCGACGGAGGTCCGGCGCTGGGGCGACCCACCCTCCGGCGCTCTACCGACGGAGGGGGTACGTCGCTCGGGCGCCGGAGGGGGTACGTCGGAAGATTCCTGCGGCCACATCGGGTAGAGGCGACGTTCGATAACTTGGCCCTTTTCGTCGCGAATGACATCGCGGCGCAAGAGGTTCTTGTCGACGAGCACTTGGACGTGCTCGCGAACCGTCCGTGCCTCCATGAGGAGGTTCTCGCCGAGCCACTTGTTACTCGCCCAGCAGTAGCCGTGCTTGCCGGCGAGGCCACACACCTTGCCCCAGACGAGCTTCTGAGCGTGCGTCAGGTCCGGCCGCGCGATGATGAAGGCAGGAATGAACGCGCCGCCGAGCTCCTTCGCGCGCTCGATGGTCAGACCGTTATCAAGTTCGGCTTCGCGCTCCGGCACCACCCGGTTGCTACCCCCCACTTGACATCCCCCTCTCGAGCGCTACAATGAAAAGCGTTCCGGGTCGGCGCTCACCGACTCGTCAACACCAACAGTCACACGCCCTCGCTCAGGGCTCTTCTCTCCCGCATCCTCGCTCAAGGATGCACTTTGCTTCCGTGCCAGTTGCTCAGACCGGCGACGTCCACCATACCACGGCAGCCGCGCCAGCGTCAACAGGCTGCACAGGCCTCGAACTGAGGAAGGGTCAGCAAACACGGCGAAACCTCCTCCCCGGCCCGCTGTCGCCGTTCGTCCACAGGTCCACGCCGTCCTCGCCAAGCGATGCATGGATCGAGGCCTCGACGGCATCGCGCGTCTCCTCTTCCGAACGGCACGCCTCCTCGCGGAGCCACACCGCCTTGACGACGTGGTCGACGCCGAGCTCGTCTTCGTAGAAGGCCTCAATGACCGGCATGGACGACCTCCGGCGATGCGCTCGGGAGCCACCAGCGAACGTCGAGCGGACGCTTGAGCTTGTGGACGTACACCATCGGCGGCCGCTGGCGCTGCAGGGACGGGTAGCGCTCGAGGATCCCGCGTTCCATCGCCTCCGGCGACGAGAAGCCGCACGCCTTGTCGAACAAGGCCGAGGCCTCGCGGAGCGTGTGGTGGCTGACGGCCGTGATCTCGTAGGGGACGTTGACGACGGAGACAATGAGCATGTCGCCGGGACGCGCCAACGGCTGCGGCCGGACGACGGCCTTGATCTGCCAATCGACAATGGCGCGATCGGAACACGTCGGGAAAGCGCTCAGCGGTACACGCAGCCGTTGCGACACAGGCGAGCCCCCTTGCTGGACACAGCTTAGAACGGAGTACGCTCCTCGCCAACTACCGTTGTGTCCTCCGGAGCGGCAGGCTCCGTGTCCACCACGTCCGCCACGCCGAGGTCGAACTGCTGGTAGCGGTTGTAGAGCGCCTCGTACTCCACGCGCTCGTCGGGCGAGAGCCACTGGAAGCCCGCGAACTTGGCGACGAAGTAGATGCCCTTGGCGTTCTCCTTCTTCTCGAGCTGGAGCGTCACCCGCGCCGAGAAGAGCGGCACGCCGCGCGCCTTGAACACGCTCAGGAACTTGCGCACCGGCATCGTCGACATCCCGTGCAGCGCGATCGTGAACGGCACGCCCTCCGCGGGGATCCCGAGGAGGTTGTACTGGAGCGTGCACTTCGGCGGCATGCGTTTGCCGTCCTCCTCCTTGGTCGTCCAGTTGGCGTGCGGGCACTCGTGGCAGAGCACCATCTCGCCGTCCGGGTTCGCGCCGGTGTCCGGGTGCTGCGCGTCGCGCGACTGGCACACCGGCACGCGGTCTCGGAAGAGCGTGCGGGTCTTCTTCTGCGAGATGAAGACGCATGTGATCTCCTTCACCTGCACGCTCTCGCTCTCGAGCAGGAACTGCCCGGCGACCCACCCGTCCCCGGTCCCCGATGGCTGCACGATGCGCACCCGCGGGAACACCATGTCGTCCATGTCGAAGTTCTCCAGCCCGCGCGTGTCCGGGGCTGTTACCAACGCCGTCCCGCGCACCGGTCCTGGTTCCGCTGCCGTTCCGTTTGCTCCCTGCACCTTCTCCTGATCTCCCGCCATGCGTCCCTCCGTTCTGTCGATCCTGCTACGCCAACGCGGCTTCGATTCGTTCGAGCCGCTCCAGAACGCGTTCCCGTCGGTCGGACTCCCTAGCCCACCGCGTCACCACTCGTTTGATCGCTACGACGCGTCCCCGCACACACGGCGCGTTGACAGCTCCGATGCCTTGCGCAAGGCGAAGCGCCGGCGCAAGAGCGTAATTCCTAGGGTCGTCGTGCAAGAGAAGCCGGATGTCGTACGCCAAGAGAACGAGACCGAGAAAAGTGCTTTGCTGATGTTGTCGTCGATGCGAGTCGCTCATCGTGCACACCTCCGTCAGTTGACAAGGCGGAAGGCGACGACTACGATAAGAACGAGTCTCAGCTACCGTTTGCGACACGGTGGTATGAGCCCCTTGAGGGGTCCCTGTGCCTCCCGCCTGGATGTGCCGGGGACCTCTCGCTTTTCTAGTTCCTGTACTTCGACTTACTCGGCTCCTTCACGAGCGAGCCCCCACTCTTCTGACGATCCAAGTACTCGACGAGCGCTTCTTCCGCCAGCTCCCGCATGCTTCTCCCCGTCTGTGCGGACGCGACCTTCAACCTCTTGTGCAGTGGGCCGTCGATCCGCATCAGCTTTCCTTCTCGCCCCCGCCCACCGGGTTTGTCATCCCGCACCTGGGCCTCCTTCATCCTCCATCCGCGGTAAACAAGTATACACGGGTCGGCCCCGGTGTCAAGAGTATAAACAGAGAGGAATCACTAGCCGAGGTCCACGCAGAGGTAGACCGACGTTGTGGTGTACTAGGGGTGCGACCTGCACGGACAAGCAGAGGTGAAAAGGGGCGGAGAGTGGCGAGGGACCGATCGCTACGCTTGACGCGGGACGATGGTTGAGACGAACCACTCTCCGCCTTCACTCGGTCACGACGCTCCCGTCGCCTTCTCGATGATCGTCTGAAGGGTCGGGAGCTTCTTGAAGACCTTCTCTTCGAACCAGCGGTAGATCGCTGTAGCGGTGGTGTAGACCACCGTTGCCGCGCCGAGGAGCCACCCGCACCACTCGAGAGTGGCGAAGGACCCCGTCGGCTTGCCTGCAGCTCCCGAGAGGATGACCCAGAGGACGCCGGCAACCGCCGACACGGCGAAGGCGAGCCACTTCGCCTTTGTGGCCTTCCAGGTTCGCTTCTTCAGGAACTGAATGAGGAACGGGGCGACAATCGCCGCCCCGAACCCCGTCAGTGCTTGGAGGAAGACGCTCACTTCGACGCCTCCGTAGTGTCCTTGTTCGTCCGGAAGAGCGCCGCGATGTCGAAGTAGTCGATGGTCGCTCCGGCGGCCCATCCGAAGCCCTTGGCGCTGTAGAAGATCTCGCCGCGGATCGTCACGTACGGAACGACCAACGCCGCGCTGACCGCTACACCGGGGTCGTCGATCCCAAACACAAATAGGCTGGGCGCGGCCGCGAAGTTGATCGGCAAGATGAACCCAGCTCCTGGACGGATCACGAAGACCGGTGTGTCCTCGACAGCGTACAAGGTGAAGTCGTAGGTAGCCTGAAGGTCAAGGTAGCCGCCGAATGCGAACTCCCACGGGTCGCCCATGTGGATCACGAGGTCGGTCAGTAGGAAGTTCTCGAAGGCGCCCCACGAGGACCCAAACTCATGCACGTAGCTGATCCCGAATGCAGGCAGCAAGCCCTCGCTCCCGGCGACGTCTTCGTCGTAGTCGAGGTACATCCCGCCGATCGTCGGACCAGCCCACGCAACCGCGCTGGCAAACGCCAGCCCCAACATCACGAAGAGCGAAAGCACCAACGCTTTCTTCACGATGAACCTCCTCTGAGTACCTGTCCGGCTCATCCAGCCGGGTGTCTGTCTCGCGCCATCCGCCGCATCAGCGGGGGACGGCCCCCTCTTCCTATGGGCATCCGCCCACGTAGATCTCCCAGTAGTCTCTTCGGTAGGCCTCCGCGCCCATGGAGTCGCGCACCCACTGCTCGACGCAGAGGTTCTTCCCAGACGGCCACGGGTTTTCCGTGTTGAACGGTTCATCCGGATCCGGGTAGCAACCAAGCGCGCCGATTCCGGGAGCCGGGCCGTCATACCCAACGAAGAAGTACGTCTGTGTCTCCACGGGCAGCCACTGATCGGTGAGGATCTCGTACTCGTTCGTGCCCGGAAGGTCGTTGTAGAGGCGATACTGAACGAAGTTCTGCCACGAGCCCTTCTTCGGGCCGGTGATTCGCAGACGGTACGTGAGCGTGTCTCCGAGAGTAGAGTCCTCGTCGTAGGCGCCCGTGATCTGTTCGGCGGCTACGCTAGGGCACGTGTTCGGGTCGTGGTACTCGACCATGATCCGCAGCAGAGCGCCCATTTCCGGCTGTACGTCGGAGATCCACGCAGAGTAGAGGTACGGAGCGTTGTTGATGACTGTCAGCTCGTAAATGACGGGGGTTGCTCTCCCCGAACGGATCGTGATCGTCTGGCTTGTCGTCACGCGAATGGTGGCGCTTGCGTCGAACCACTCTTCCCGGCCAGTGACCCCGGTAACGTACTCGACGCGGTAGCGAGCATCCGAGTCGCCGCCGGTCACATCGAACCGCAGTACCACGGCTGGGATGCTGTAGTCGGGGCGCGCCTCAACTTGCAGGCCGCCTGCCCAGACTTGCTCGTTCACGTACAGCGTGACCTGTAGAGGCGTTACCGACACGCCCGTGAAGATGTCGCAACCGAACACCCCAATGAGAAGCGCACAAGCAACAAACAGCGGGAGAATGCGTCTCAGTCTCATCAGTTCCCCTCCCGTGCTGAGTAGTGGCCTTCCTGTCGACTACTTCACGAACAGGGTGACCAGAACATTCAACAGCAGCATCCCCAGGGAACTTGCGAAAGCGATTCTGGCGTTGCGAACGGTCTTCCGGATCTCTTTGGCGTCCTGCTCTCGCTCGACACGAAACGTCGTGTTCAAGTTGACTTGCTCTTTCAGCGACGGCTTCCCGTTGCCCTCGTTCACGCACGTGGTGAGCGACTTGACTTGGTCTTTCAACTCCGCGATGTCGCCCCCAAACGCCTCGAACTGGCCTTTGATCCACAGCATGAAGGTCTCGAAACCAGGAATCTGATCGATCGACGTGACTTCGGTATCGCGCTTTGCTGTCACAAGGACTCCACTTCCATGAGAACGTCCTGCTCGAACTCGTGACCCGCGTCGGTCGTCACGCTGACCGTGATCTTGTACTGGTGGCCCGCTACCCCGCCGGCGACCTTGAACCACACGATGCCGTCGCCCCAGCCTGTCGACTCAGGGGGCACCATGCCCTCGACCGTCTCCCAAGCGTTCTCGTTGTCGGCTTGGACGAGGAGGTGCGTCAGCGCCGCGGCGAGCGACTGTGTCGTGCTCGTAAGCAGCTCCCCGCCGGCACGGAGGATGATCTCGACCTCGTCGGCTTCGTACTCCTCGAGGTCGAGCTCGACGCTCACCTGGTCGCGGTCGTCCCACTCGTAGGCGACGATCGTGGCCGTGGCGATGAGTTCGCCTTCGGACAGCGCATCGACGAACGACACCGACACCGGCTTGATCTCGGCCGGCTGCTTGGACTGGATCTCGGCGATCTCGGCCACGGGGCCCCCTTGAGACTAGACGAGCTACTCGTAGCTTGCTACGCGTGCGGCTTGTTGCGCGACCAGGCGACGGCACAGACGCGTGCGTCACCGCTCTGGCACGGGAGGCCATCGGCGAGCAGCTTGCAGCCCGCGCAGGCGCCCCGCTTCCATCCGGCGGCCTTCGCTCGAGCCGCTAGACAGAAGCCAGCGTTCCGCGGCTCGCACGGTCGGTTGTCGACGTCCACAGGCGTGCACCCTGGACACCCAAGCGCCGTCTTCTCACGGTTCAGATCCGGCATGACCCATCCCTCGATTCAGGGCCCGTGGCCCTAGCTCTCGGTGATCTCTTCGGTGAGGACCCACACCTGGCCGGCTGTCTTCGTGCCCTGAGCGGACACCTTGCGGTTGAGGGCCGTCCCAGCAGAGGCATGGTTCGCGGTGATGAACTCTGCCCAGGCATAGTTCGCCTGAGCGCCGCCGAAGCTCGACTGGAAAACGGCCTTCTGGCTCGTTCCGTATGTCGGGTAGCCATCCTCCATCCCGACGCGCAGCTTGTTCACAGCGGCTTTGAGGTCCGTGTCGGCCGGATCGGCAGCGGTGTCGGTGTCACCAACCCCGAGGTAGGCGTTGTCGTTGTCGAGCGCCGTGCCGGCTCCGCCGCAGACAAGCGGCCACAAGATGTCGTTGATGCCGGAGTTCAAGAGCAGGTTCCCCGCGAAGTCGGTGACCTGGAACGAGATACGCCGCGCGATCTCGCACTGCAGCGCTTGCGGGACGCAGGCCATCGCGACAATCTCGATCGGCCGACGCGAGTTCAAGGCAACCTTCTGCACCCACGCGCGCCACGTTGGGTCGCGGTGGAAGAGCGCCTTCGCTTCGATGAGGAGCGCCTTCCGAAAGGCGTCCTTAGCCTGGTGGTTCTCGAATCGCTTGACGGTGAAGTGCGGACGCCAGACGCCGCGTTCCTGGATGACAGGTGCAGCAGATGCGAGCTTGTTCATGAGTACGTGCCCTCCTGATCAGGGTGAGGCTGTGCAATTGCGCAGTACACCCAACAGCAAGGGCAGACTCAGATAGCTAGGCGGGGGAGCTAGGCTGGAGGCTATGCCGCAAGCTACGCTTCCAGGTCGTACTCCACGAGCGCGTCCTTCCCGTGGTAGACGATCGTCGCGTCCTTCGGCGGGTACTTGATCTGGGTGATGTTCACGTTCGGCACCCACGGCTCTTTCGACACAGCATCATCGCCCGCGCCGGCATCGGAGACCTCCACGAACGCCGTCACGAGCTTGAGCAAGTCGTCGCCGAGCCCCGCATCCGTGATCCCGATCTTGGCAAGGATCGCAAGCGCCTCAGCCCCAAGGCCGAGGTCGGCAATCGTCACGCGCGCGAGGACGCTCGCAAGGTCGACGGCTGCCCCTTGGTCGGAGACCGGCACCTGCACACGCACCGTGCCTGCGTCCAACCCGGTACCTGCGTCGACTATGGTGAGCTCGACCACGATGCCAACCGTGTCCGTCCCGACCCCGACGTCCGAGAGCAGCGGCACGGGGACGACGAACGACACCTGATCCGTCGCCAAGCCTGCGTCCGTGATGGGGACACGCACGGTGATGCTCGGCACGCTGTCCTCGCCGTGCCCAGCGTCGGCGCTCACGACAATGTGGTTGAGGAAGAAGAGGGCCTCCGCGCCGGCCCCGGCGTCGGTGAGAGGGACCGCCACACGCAACGTGATCTCGTCGCCCGCCACAGCCGAGTCGGTGAGGAGCACCTGAGCGATCACGCCGACCAGCGTCTCGACGGCTGCGCCAACGTCGGCGATTGGCACACGCACCGCGACCGTACCAGCCTCGGCCCCCGTGCCGGCGTCCGCGATCGTGAACGAGACCTCCGTGGCGACCTCGTCGGCTCCCGCGGCGACCTCGGCCAGGATGATCGGCACGATGAACGACACGGCCTCGACGGCCGCCCCGGCGTCGGTGATCGGCACGCGCACCTCGAGCGCGACCGCGTCAGCGCCAACGCCAACGTCCGCGGCAAGCGCGATGTGGTTGACGATCTCCAGGGCTTCCGCGCCGGAGGCCACGTCGGGGAGCAATACCTGCACGACGAGAACAATTCCCTCGGTGGCTGCGCCAGCCTCGGCGAGCTCAACGTGCGCGACGACGGCAACCTGGCTGACCCCGCTCCCGGAGTCAGGTAGCTCAACCGAGACGACGATAGCAACGGTCTCAGTCGCGGCTCCAACCTCGCCGAGAAGCGCGCTCACCGCAACCGCAAGCGCCTCTGAGGCGGTACCGGCATCCGTGACGGAGATCTGCGTAACGGCGATGCCACCGCCCGCCGTGCCGATGACCGTCGTCCCAATCAGGTTGCGGCCGAACATAGTTACACGCCGAGTTCCTGCTTCTTCGCTCGCCCGGCTGCAACGGCGGCCGTGGCGATCTTGTTCATTCGCTCGAAGTCAGCCGATGCTTCAACGACAACGCCAGTAGCCAGGAGGGCCTTCTCGAGCTGGAGAATGCGACGTCGCAAGATGCCAATCTGCTCGCCAAGAGGCGCGTTAGGGTGGATCGCTGCGCAGATCGCTGAGTCTGTGTCTCGGTCGACTCTCGCACGCTTCTCCTCCGCTGTGTACTCCAGCACGTCCTTCGGGTAGTACAGCTCTCGCAGTTGCGGAAGGCCCATCGGCCCTTCACTGTAGAGGTCCAGCTTCTGCTCGGGGACGGCGACGATACTTCCCATCGCCGAGTCGTGATTCGCTGGGTTGCCGTTACCGCGTCCCGCTGCCAGGATGCGCCCTGTCTTGTGCTCGACAAAGATCCACATGCTCGCCTCCTAGCTCTGATCCTGGATGAACGAGAAGCCGTCCGTCACGATGTCTGCTGTACTGGCCGGAGCATCAGGATTCGCCTTCGTCGTGTTGTCGGTATAGGTGATGTAGGAACCGAGCTGCCATCCGCCTGCGGTTGCGTACACCCCTGTCGCGCAGTGCCGCACCTGGAGATATGACACGTTCACCGTGCCCCCTGACGCAATGTAGACGCCGTAGTCGCTAGACTTGGCTCCGTACACCGTGCCGTAAACCACGAGCACGAATCCGCCCTGCTGCACAACGAGCCCGTACCCGCTGGCGGGGATTCTCCAGCCACAGTAGTAGGTGTACGCACTTGATGCGATGTCGCAGCTGAATGCGTACTTGTCGTCGAACAGACAGTCTGTGAACTGCGCGAACGAGACCGCGAGCAGCTCGACACAGTTCACCGCGTCCGTTCCAGACGACGTGAACCTGATGCCCTCAAAGAAGAGGTTCCGCACGCCAGTCAGTTGCATCGCCGTCGCCGTGTTGCCGTCGACCACAACCAGCCCCGTGAGGACGTAGTCGGAGCCGCTCGCCGGGTTCGTCTCCCACGTCGCCACCGTGAGGCGGTTGTTCGACGTAGCGGAGTCCGTGATGTCGCGAATCTGCCCGGAGCCGGTGTCGCCGTAGATGATGATCTGCGCGCCGTTCCACTGGTCGTCTGCTGTGACGTGCGCGTCCTCTACATCCACCGTCGTATTCGCGCCAGCCGCCGCCGCACCGCGAACGTGCAGCGCAACGTCCGACGTATCGACCGCTCGGATCGTCAGAGACGCAATGATGTTGAGTCGGGCGAGTGGAGTGGTCAGCGACTCGGTGTAGGTCCCCTTTCCGACGTTGATGTAGCAGGCGTGCGCGAGCGTGATCGGGAGCGCATTCAACGCCCCTGTGATCGTCAGCTTCGGAGCAATCGCGGTTCCAGCGTTTCCATCGTTGCCTGCCTTGTCCACGTAGAGCGTGACACTCGCCGTGGTTGTCCCCGGCTTGCCATCCAGCTGCGTCTGAATCCCGCTCGTCACGCCGTCCACGTAGCCCAGTTCCGTCAGGCTTGGTAGGGCCTTGAGCGACATCACCGTCTCGCCATTCTCAATGCCCAGCACGCTCGTCACACCTGCCGCAGGAGCGGTCTGATTCTTCGCCACGCGGTCGTCCAGATCCTCTCCCATGAGGACGCGAGCCACTACGGTGCCCGCAGGCCACGTCTTCGTCTCGTCGCCAACGGAAACGACTTTGCCCAGCGTGCAGACAGCCAGCCCGGTGAGGGTGTTGGACGACTTTCCGGTGTACACCATCTCGGCGTACGAGTCGTCGTCACCGATGCGGATGTACCCACCGCCAGCGTCGAACAAGGAGGCGTCCGTGAGCACGACGGAGGTGTCCGTCCCGCGCGTCCACGAATTCTCTGCGGCGATGGTGGACTCAACGTTGTTCGGTGTGGCGTAAGGTTTGCTCATGGTTGACTCCTACTCCCCTCCCGCGTTCGGGTCGTACTCGATCATGGCGTCCTTGGCGGGGTAGGCCTTCACGGGGTCCTTGGCGGGCGCGTTGATGCGGATCGACCGCGTGCGGATCCAGTTGAGCGGCGAGATGGACTCGGTGGCCGCACCGGCATCGGAGACAGTGACAACGCGGTATGCGGCTCGGATGTACTCGATGCTCGCCTGTCCCGCATCGGGCACGGCCACCGCGCGGAGCCACGACACGTCTTCGCCGGCCGCGCCCGCGTCGGGCACGACAACTCGGTGGAACCACCACGGCACGTCGACGCCGACGCCTGCGTCGGAGATGCCCACCTGCTTCGGGGCCATAGTGAACGTTGCCGTCGCACTCCAGGGACCTTCCGCGCCCTCGTCGTCCTTCGTCTTGATCCGCCAGTAGAACGTCTCGCCCACCTGGGCAATGGCCGTCCCCGCATAGCTCACATCGGCGCAGCGATTGCCCTGCACGATGTCGGCAATGTCAAGCCAGCCGGAATCCCACAGCAGGTTCGAGAAGCCCGAGTCTGTGGCCACCTGGATCGCCACATGGGTCAGCGTGTCGGACGGATCCGGGTCGTTCAGGATGGCCGACAGTTCAGGAGTGAGGTCCGTCACACCCGTCGGGTTCAATGCGCCTTCGCAGCGGAGCAACGTCGGCGCCGTGGGGGCAGACGCGACGGCGTAGAGCTGGACTTCGTAGATGTAAGCACTTACGACAGTAGTACCCGTGCGGCTCCAACCGACACGCACCGCAGTGACGTGCTTCGTGGCCTCAAGGTTGGCCGCGAACCACTCTATCGCTTCGGTCACGAGCGTTGTGAGCACGGCATGCCATGCTCCGTCGTAGTAGGCCTCCACGTACATGGTGGTCGCTCCGCCGAAGCTGCGCTTGGCTCGTATCTGTACCTGGTTGCACCAGACGTAGTCGCGGTCGAACTGACACCAGTACGTGTGACCAACGTAGGTGATGTTGCAGCCTGCGCACGTGGCCTCGTTGCCGTCGTAGGCAAGCGCGGGGTTCGTCCACCCGTCGTTGTTGCTGTACCCCGTCGGGCTGACCCACCCCATGGAGGCTCCTCCGGCTTGTGCTTAGCGCATCACGACTACATGAGCGTCATCTGGCTGTTCGGTCGTCTTCGTGGGGCAGAGCCGAGGAACTGCATGCGCTTCACGACGACGTCGAGGCCGTACACTCGGAATGTGCCGCCCGAGGTGACTTCGTACAGACCGATCGCCCCGGCTTCGTAGTCGGGCGAGATGCCGCGCCAGAAGTCTCGAGCGAAGGAGTGACGCGTCACGACCGCCGTCCCCTCGGTGTCGCCGTGGTTTGCCATCTTCGCTTCGTCCCACGCTCCGCAGCTCTGTCCCATCCAGGACCACATGGCCAGCCAATCGTTCTTGGCCACGTTGATGTACGAGGTCCAGTCAGGGTAGTTCGAGTGCACGTTCTCGCGCGACAGCGGGCCGCACATCTCGACCGACTCGATGGTCCCAGAGTTCGGCCGCATCGCCCACATGAACTGGTTGGAGTTCGTGTTGAACCCGCCGAACGTCTGTCGCACGGTCTGTCCGGCAAGAGACTTCGCCACAAGCCAGTTCGTCAAAATGCGGCTGCTAGTGAAGAAGCCCTCGTACTTGTTGGGCGACACGCCTACGGCCGGCTCTGCTTCGATCGCAATGCTGCCGGTGTAGACGTTGTTTCCTACATTCGACGGAGAGCCGTATCGGCCGGCGAGGATCCGGTCCTCTTCCGCAACGGCCACCTCGTGGAACTCTCCGAGATTGGCCATCCCGACGTGGGCGTACCCGCCGCCGACGTACAGCATCTTGAGTGGTTGCGGTTCGGGCATGTTCCCTCCTTACACCGCATGCCGCTCGAGGGTGATGTAGAGCCGCACACCAAGCATTCCCGCCATGTCTGTCGGGAAGTCGACCGTGAACAGCTGGCCGTCTGCCGTAAGTTCGACATCCGCGATGACCGTACTGCCGGATGCCTGGCCGCTCAGGATCTTCACCTGAGCGATCTCTACTCCATCGAGGTTCAAGTCGAAGGTGATGTCGCTCGCGGGCTTTCCGTCGGCGTCGCACTCGGCGTAGAAGCCGACGACGTGCACTTCGGTGCCGGCGATCACGATCCGGTTCACACGCCGCGACCATGCCAGTGCGCCCGTCGGCGCCGCTTCGCCCTTCAGCTGTTCGAGAGCGAGATCCCCCACGGTCACCAAGCCGAGGTGCTCGGGATGGGTGTGGGCAAGCAGCGAGTACCGGTCGTCGTGGTTGTGGTTCGTCGCCGCGTAGTCATGCGCATGAACGAGTGCCGCGTAGTCGTGGGTGTGGCCGATGAGCGAGTAGATGCTGTGCGTGTGCGCCGCAACGGGAAGAAGCACCCAGCCGGTGCCTGTGCCGCGGTAGATCTTCCCGGCGTTCGGCTGGCCGTCGACATCGGTGCAGATGAACAACTGCTCCCGATCGCCTGTCTCCGGCTTGTTCGCATAGAGGTCAAACGTCAGGAGGTTGTACTTGTCGCGGGCCCCGCGATTCCCACCGGGCATGCTAGATCACCTCGACGGAGTGGATGCACACCGCGGCCGCAATATCGTCGTCGACGTGCGTCCCAAGGTGAGCAAGGGTGATGTCGAGCGAGTTGCCCTGAACGAGAACGCCAAGCTCGACGTCGGTGACGACGCGCCCGTGCCGCACGGCGGAGTCGCTTGCTTCCTTGACGATCGTCGTCGGCGTTCCGGTGAATGTGGCGCCCGTGGCGACGCTCGACACGCTGGCCTGGAACACGGCAGTCCGGATGTCCTCGGCGGACGATGACCAGATGACGCGGAGCACGGTCTGCGTCGGTGTGGTGACGGCGTTGTTGCGGCGCACGCGCGCCTTGATCTGGAGCTCCTGGTCCTCTCCAACCTCGAGCTGGATCACGGGGATAGCCTTCCCGGTCCCACCGACGATCCACCCGTAGAGCCCTGCGTCATCCCCGATGAGGTTGATCGCGTCGGGGTAGAACTGCTGTGGCAGGAGGTGCGCCTCGATCGCGTCGACGAGGTTCGCGAGGTCCTTCTGGGTCCAGTAGCGGTCGAAGTTGAAGTGATCGGGCGGCGGTTCCTGACCGACGATCCACGTCCGTGTCGACTCCGGCCGCTCGACTCCTGCACTCTCCCACGGGGAGAGATACAGGTCGAGGAGTGCTTTGGTGATCGGCATTCGTTCCCCCTAGCTCAGCGATCCGCTCCACTTCCCGCGCCCGTACCCTCGATCGCTGTCGAGCGTGTCGACCGTTGCGTGGTCCGAGAACTTGAACCCGCCGTGGACGGCGATGACGTACTGCACGCCGGTGGCGAGGATCCGTTCGAGCCAAGCGCTGATCGTGGCAACGACCGTCTCGGGCGACATTCCCTCGCCGCGCCACTTCCCGCGGCCGAAGCCGTACGGGCTGTCGAACGTGGACTCGGTCGGGTGGTCCGAGTACTTGAACCACTGTGTCGTTCCACCCAACAGAAATGCCCCGTAGTTGAGCGATACCTCGACGAAGTAGGCAAGGTCCTCGAGCGCCTGCGACGGCGCGGCGTTGTTCGTGATCTGGATCTGCCCGGGCGCGATGTCGAGCGCCGTCGAGAGGATGGTGCGGATCTCCTCGAGCGTCCCCGTCGAGGTGATGACCATGATCTCGAGCCGCAGGCGCTTCTTGTACGACTCGTCGGACTCCGAGGCCTCGCGGCCGCAGTTGATCTGGTCGCCGATCAGGTCGAGCGATGCACCAAACGCGGTCTCGAGGTAGCGGCTGTCGCGGATCGCCTCGATGGTCTCCTCCTCCAGCTCCTGGAGGCTCAGGTACGGATAGAGGAGCTTGCCGATGCCCGACGTCGGCCGCTCGTCGTAGACGTAGCCAAACGCGCGGATCAGCTCAGCCGTCCTCTCGTCGATGTTGAAGCTCATGCGACGACCTCGACCGTGATCAGGCCCTCGCCCGTCTCGGCGACCTCGGACGGTTCCATGGCGACGTTGGTCGTTCCAGACCCCGGCGCGGTCTTCCCGATGCGAACGACGGCATCCTCGACGCCGGTAACGGAGAGGACAGCGGAAACGACCTTGGCGTAGATGACGGTCGCGCCCGGCATGAGGCCGACGTGGAACTCACCGTCGGTGTCGGCGCCGCCGATGTACTCGACGATCGCGTTCCGAATCTCGTCCAAGCCTGCGTCGTACGAGAACGCGGCGTTCACGGTGAGGTCGATGTCAACGTACAGACCGACCCGCGTTGCCTTGTTGAAGTGGACGTCGTGCGCCTGGCCGATCGAGTCGCGGACGACGACGGCCGACGTGCCGACGAGCTCGCACCCAGCCGGCGCGGCCGCGAACAGTGCTGCAGCGATGTCATCGGGATCCCCGCCGTACACGGTGACCTCGAGCGAGTGCGGCGGCAGGTCGTCGACCTCGTAATCCATGCGGTTCTGGCGGGTCGAGATCGAGTGGACGTCCGAGAGGCGAGCGACCTGGGAGCGGACGGCCTCCTCGGTGGCGTTGCCGAACGACGCGGCGGCGGCACGGTAGCGCGTTCGCAGGGCCGAGTCGGTCTCGCCGGCGGCGCCACCCGACGTCGCACCGGGCAGACGACACGTGAGCGACAGGAGTAGGTCCTTGCCTGTCTGCGGCGCGGTGTTGACCGCCGCGTCGCCAGCCTGGTACGGGTTGCGGTCGTCGTACGCAACACCAAGGTCGGCGTCGCTCGTCGCCTCGTTGACGACCGCGATGCGCACGTACTCGCCGAGCACGGAGTGGACGTCGATGCTCTGGTAGGTGAACAGAAGGGTCCGCTCCTCGTCGGCATCGAGGGTGAACGTCTGGGTTTCAGTGCGGCCGATGAGCTCGCCCGACAGGTGGTCGATGACGCGCAAGTGAACGTTGAAGACGCTCGTGGCCGGCTCGGCCTCGGCGTCGTTCCGCACCGTGATCGCAAGGTCGTCGAGCACGTGCGGGTGCGCAAGCGACGCGACCTTGAGGAGCTGGTAGTCGTCGGCCTCGCCGTCGTTCGCTACGACGAACGAGCCCGCGTCGTAGCTGCCGAGGATGAGGGTCGATCCAGGGTCGACCTCGTTCTCGACGCTGTCGACGCCGGTGGGCACGTTGACCATCGTGGTGATCGTCCCGGCTGCAACGTTGCCGGTGGGCCCGGCCACGACGGCACGGATCCACACGTCGGCCTTCCCGCGGCTAGCGATCACGCATGCTTCGACGGTCTCGAACAGCGCGCCGTTGTCGGCTTGCAGGCGCGTCCCAGCGGGAATGGTCGTACCGTTGCTGCCGTAGATCGTGGCGATTCCCTCGGCGTAGGCGGCTGCGGTGCGCGTGAAGCCGAGCTCGCCGACGACGAGCGCCAGCTGCTCGGCCGAAGCGGTGGCGAGGAACCCGGACTTGTACAACGCCTCGAGCGCCTGCCAGCGGAGGTCTTCCGCGTCGGCGATCTGGGCGTAGAACCGCCCGAGCGGGGACGCCGCGCCGAGATCGGCGTTCTGCCCGAAGCCGCGCGACGCATCGAGCGCTCCGGTACGGAGCAAGGTCAGGATCTCGTTGCGCGACGGGCGCCGGAACCCCGTCGCGAGGACGCCGTAGTCGCTCACAGTTCCACCTTCACTTTCGACCCATCGCGGGTGATGACGTAGGCCGTGACCGACACACGGCGCGTGCGCTGGTCGACGTCGACGGACAAGGACTGCACCTGGCGGACACGCGGTTCTTTCTGCAGCTGCGCGAGGACGAGGTACATGACGAGCTCACGGCTGCCCGGGCGCATGCCGCGCAGCTGGAGCCACGGTAGGCCGCACGCCGGGTCCTCCCACGCCTCGCCGACGACCATAAGCAGGCGGAGGGTAAGCGCCTGGGCAAGCTCGGCGGAGTCCTCGAGCAGCTGCGGCGCGCCATCGTCGCCGAGGTCGAGGTCGAACACGGGGTTGAGAACGCCGATCGCCGGCACGCGCTTCAGCTTGAAGCTCGTCGTGGGATGACTCTCAAGCGGCGGCATGGCTGTCCTCGTTTCTCATGGCCCGACCTTGACCGTCTCGCTCGGGTCGGGGAACGGCGTCAACGGCGGACTCGTGGGGTTCCCGCACGCCGGGCACGTGTGCCGGTGCTCGTCGAACACGAGCTTCGTTCGGTCACCCAACAGAATTCCCTCGACAGCAACGTCATTGGGAGCGCATCCCAGCACGCCGTAGCCGAGGTGGATCGTCTTGCCCTCTTCGACCTGAATGACGATCCGCTTGTCGACAGTAAGCCGAATAACGGTCGCGTCGCTGTCGCGGTAGTAGATGAGGAGCTCGTCGGTCCACACGCCGGGGAGCGGTCGGCTCTCGCCTTCCTTGTCGGTCATGCGTCCGTGGACGACGATCGCATCGGTCAGGTGGTGCTTGCGCTTGAAGTGCGGCCGCCGCGGGTCGAGGTCGCGGAGGATGCGCTCCTTCGAACGCTCGTAGAACCCAAGCGTGACTACGTCCCCCTCGGCGTACGGCGGGCGGATGACGTAGTTGGCCGTGATCAGCACGTCGACGGGCGTCGCCTCGATGGGCAGGTACTCGAGCTCGGTCTCTTCGTTCGCGCCAACGACCTTGGTGATGACCGGCACAACCACGGCGCGCAGCGTCGTCGGATCGAACGAGACGATCTTCCCAGGAAGCCAGGTGTGCACCTGCTCCAGACGCGCCTCGAGCATCTGGCGGAGCACCGCGGCGATGTTCTCGTTCACCCTTGCCTCCTAGTTGTACGCAGCGACCCGCACGGTCGTCAGGAAGCGCCGCCCGTCGCAGCAGTGAGTCCCCAGGATCGCGCGCCACTTGCCTGTGAGGGAGTCGCTCTCGGTCCGGAAGACCACGTCGGCGAAGATCCGCGGAGTGAGCAGCGCCCGGATCTCGTAGACCATCGGCGTGTCGGCCTCGTCGAACTTGGCCGAGTGCTTGAAGTCGCTCGCGAGCGCCATGGCGGGCTTCGCCGCGAGGAGGCCGTTGTCGCTGTTGAGAACGATGTCGCTTTGGATCCCCTCGTCGGGCTTCAGGATGTAGGCGAGCCGGCGGCTGATGTGGATCTTCGAGCGCATGTCGCGAACGACCATCTCGACTTCCGGGCGGATGGGTCCGCACACGGTGAGGCCCTTCTCGTAGGTTGGGTCCTCGGCAGGTTCCAGTATCTCGATGTCGATCTCGGCCGCGTCGAGCAGGTCGCGGCAGATGACGCTCGCGAGCGTCCCCGCCCCGTACCGTCGCGCGACGGTGGCCGCCGACCACAACTCCGATCCGTCGCCGACGTACACCGTGAGCGCGCGCGTGACCTTGTCCATCTCCTCGACGATCACGTCCTCGATCGTCCCGTCGATGACGAGCTCCTTGTGCTTGTCGAACGGCTCGTAGCCGGCCTCGAGCTTGCAGAGTTCGCCACGGACGAAGTGGGACACCTCTTCCTTCTTCACGTTGTAGATCTGGAGCTTGCCGACGTTCACGTCGGGCGAGGTGTCGAATGGGACGTCGAAGCGGATGACGAACCCGGCGTCGCCGGAGTTGGTGCCGCGGTCGGGCTGCTGCGCTTCCTTGGAGAAGAACTCGGTGCCGTCGGCTGTCGTGACCTTCGATCGCCACCCAGCGCCTTCGATCTTGAACTCGCTCTTCCTCTTAGCCAACGACGGCCTCCGACAGAACGACGAGCCCAACAGTCTTTCCGAGGGTGTCCGGGGTCACGTCTTCGGTGAGGCCGATGGCGCCGATGTGCAAGCCGCGCACGGACTCGTCGACCACGCCGGCGAGCAGGTCCTCGCCGTACTCGATCGGCCGCTCGCGGACGAACCACACGCCGCGGCGCCCAAACGAGAACGTGCAGAACTCGCCCGCTTCGTTCGTCCGTAGTTCGATGTCGAACAGGACGCCGTTGATACGTGTCTGGTAGAGCTGCCGCGGCACGCTGCCCGTGTTGACGAACAGGGAGCCGATGATGCCGATCCCCGCCCCGATGAGCGCGCCGATGGGGCCGCCGATCGCGAAGCCGATCGCCGCGCCCGCACCGCCCATCAAAAGGGTCGTGAGCGTCTGCCCACCGATGTACTGCATGAGCTGCTGCTCGCCGTAGGCGTAGGCGTCGTCGGGCGAGTTGTACGGATCGCCGTGCTCGTCGGTGAACACGACGCTCTTGAACTTGATCCGCGCGCCGATGATGTTCGTTTCCCCGTTGCGCGTGGTCGTGCCCTTGACGGCCTCGTACTCCTCGAGCGCCAGGAAGTAGGTCGGAATCCCCGGGGTGATGTTCATCCCGTCCGAGGTCTGGTTCGCGAAGAGGAACGACTGGTACGAGAACGTGGTCTTGCGGTTCATGAAGTCGGCGAGCTTCTGGTGCTGGACGAGCTCGTACCCGGCGCCGCCGAGCGACCCAAACGCGACGCCGGGGTCGCCCGTGAGGTCGACGGTGATGTCGACTTCGAGCGGGTTGAAGTGGATGTTGTCGCCGATCTGCTTCGCCGGCGTCGAGCCGCGCGTGTCGATCGGCTCGCTCGTGATCTCGTTCGTGAACCGCAGCTTCTCGGAAAGGACCGCCCAGAGGAGGATCTGGTCGCCGGTCTGCTCGTCGGTGATGATGGCGTTGTACTGTTCGGGCATAGCTAGTACTCCTGCGCTTCGCTCGTCGTCATCCCGGAGCGGAGGCTGCGCGCCATGGCTCGGGTGGAGATTTCCTCGCCCTTCGCGATCTCGGCCGCCGCGGCCTTGCCGGCTGCCTCGCCGTCCTTGTAGCCGGTGATGTGCAAGTGCTCGATGTGGGCCTTGCTCGAGTAGCTCGCGCTGCCGCCGCTTGCCGTGGCGGTGGCAAACGTGCCCTGCGCCGACGTGCGCCCTTCGGAGTAGTCACTCCCGCCCGTCCAGTCGATCAGGATGTCGAGGATCCCGGTCACGCCGGCGAGCAGGAAGTCGAACTTGTGGAGCACGTTCGAGGTGAGCGTTCCAAGCCGCGACGACGCCGGCTCCAGCCACTCGGCCAGCTCAGACGTGATCGGCTCGGTCACAGCCGACATGAGAGTCGACTCGATCGCGCCGAGCCCTTCGCCGAGGAGCATCGACAGCGGATCCTGTTCGGCCGTGTCGCCGCCGGAGAGGTCCTCGGTGTTCTCTTCGGTCTCCTTCGAGATCCCAACGAGGTCACGCAGCCAGTTGATGCCCTCCGAGAACCACGTCCCAACGCGGCCCCAGAACGTAGACGGCTTCTCCTCGGCCGCCGCAGCCGGGGCTTCCTCTTCGATGCGGAGTGGGCCCACAGGCGACGGCCCGGGAAGCCCGGGCAGATACGGTGACTTCGGCCCGGCTGTCGCCAGGGTAATGCCGCGCTTCTGCTCGTCGGTGAGGCCGGAGTTGTCAACGCTCGACGTCCCCCATCCAGGCCAGCCTTGGTCCGCGAAGCCCTGGCCCCAACCGGAGACCCCCTTCTCGAACCAGTTGTAGATCGGCCAGATGTAGGGGCCGATGAGCTGATCGGCGCCTTTGGCAAGCACCTGTGGAAGGCCGGTAACCCAGCCCTCGGCGGCAGTCTTGATGACGGTCCAGAGACCTCTACCCAACCCGCTGACGACAGCCGGGACGGCGGCATCGACGACCTCGCCCATGATGGTGGCGAGCTCGGGCCCCCACTCGCGGATCTTCTGGCCGATCAGCTCCAAACCGTGTTCGAGCGCCGGCATGAGCACGTTCTGGAACACGCTCGTCATCTTCTCTTTCCAGGTGTCTCCGCCGCGCTCCCACTCGTCGGTGATCCGGTTGATGAACGGCTTCACGACGTCGTCCAGGAAGCGCTTGAGGTCGGGGGCGATCGTGTCCATGAGCGTGTTCGTCATGGACAGCCAGGAGTTCTTGAGCCGCTTGAAGCTGCCTTCGGTCGTCTCGCCGAGCAGCTCCGCGCCTGCCTTGGTGAACCCGACGGCGTTCTCGAGCGCGGTGGCGTACTGGTCAAATGCCACCGCGGCGCCGTCTGCGATGGCGAGCATCGTCTGGCCGGTGCGCTGGCCGAACAGGATGTTCATCTCGCCGATCTCGGCGCCCGCTTCGCTCAAGCGACCGAGGAAGCGGACGAGGTCGATCTCTCCGGAGGCGATCTTCTTCGTGAGGGTCTCAGGGCTGATGTCGAGCGACTTCAGGATCCGCTTCTGCGTGGCCGTGTACTTGTTGAGCCCGAACTCGGAGAATGTCGCGGCGCCGGAGCGAAGCGCCGTTCCAGCCATGCTGCCTTCGATCTTGAACTGCGACAGCATGGCGAGGAGGGCGACGGTCTCCTCGAGCGAGTACCCCATCTCGCTCGCCGTGTAGCCGACCATCTTCAACCCCTCGGCAAGGCCAGGCATGTCGGTCAGGGCAAGGTTGGCGCCCTTGGCGAGGACGTCGGCCGCCCGCGTCGCTTGGTCGGCGCCGAGCTTGAACATGGCAAGCGACGACACAACGATCTCGGACGCCGTGGCGAGGTCGAGTTCTTCGATGACGGCCGCGTTCAGCACGCCCGGCGTCGCGGCAAGAATGGCGTTCACGTCGTAGCCGGCCTTGGCGAGCTGCTGCATCCCCTCGGCGACCTGGGTGGCGCTGTAGATCGTGTTCGAGCCGAGGTCGTCGGCGAGGTCCTTCAGGAGCTTCATGTCCTCGGCAGTACCGCCAAGGGCAATGCGCGTGCGGACAAGGGCGGTCTCGAGCTTGGCGTACGGCATGATGACCGCAGCGCTGATCGCGGCCGCCGTGGCGGTGATCAGTACCTTGTTGCGCATGAACCAGCTGCCGAAGTCCTTGAGCTTGCCGGTGACCTTGCCGAGGCCGGAGGAGAGTCTGTCGCCGATCTTGTTGAGGCCGGCGAGCTCGGCAGCGACCTTGTTGATGCCGCGGCTGTCGATCACCACGGACATCCGGCGGGCTTCGGTGCTCACGGCGCCTCCAGGCTCTACTCGGTGCCTTCGTCGTCCTGCTCAGCTGCGAGTTGATCGAGCAGTTGCTGTCGTCGTTCTTCGATGTACGCGCCGGCGTCGAACGGCCTCTTGCCGGGGGTTTGCCCTCTGCCGCGCCGCCACGCACCGGATTCGCGCTGCTTGCTCTGGTGCTCGATCCACGCCCGGCGCGCTGCGCTCAGCCTCTCGTACTCGTCGTAGGCGAGGTTCATCTCCTGGACCTCGCGCTCGGTGAGCCCGAAAGGCCTCCGCCCCCACACCTCGGAGATCGTCGCGTACCCTGCGAAGATCAGGCTCCACCAGTGGAACCACCCGAGCGCGCGGAGGCGGATTCGTGTTTCGTCGTAGACGACGCCCGTTGGAAGGACGAGGTCGTCTACGCTGCCCGTTCTATGCGCCGTACCCGAGAAACGTCGTCAGCGCTTCTTCCATCGCCACGCAGTCGCGCGACAGCTCGACTCGCGGGTCGAAGCGCGTCTCGGGAATGACGTCCGTCGTCGGGTTGCCGTCCTCGCCGAGCGCGGCCTTTCCGAGGACGATTTCCTTGCAGAGGACCCGCATGTAGGCCTCGGTGTCGAGACGGTTCTTCTTGTCGCGGCACCGCGCCTCCATGCGCTTGACCTCGGCTCCCGTGACCTCACGGAAGATCCACGCCGTGTCGTCGACCTCGACGATGGCTACTTGCTTCTCCGGCTTCTCGGCACTCTCGAACGCATCGCGAGCCGTCTCTCTCTCGCTCATCGCTCTTCCCCTCCTAGGTCGAGCCCGGTGCAGTCAAGCGCCGGGCTGGTTGCGCTACAGGATCGACTCTTCGTCGTCGTCCGGATCGCCGGCGCCGTGCCCGAGCTCGAGGTCCGTCGTGATGACCTTCCAAACCTCCGGGCTCGGACTGGAGCCCTTGCGATCCATGTCGGCGACCTTCTCCAAGCGGCAGGTGGCCGCCGTGGCGCGCCGCGACGCGTCGCTGCGGTCGATGGCCGACGCCGGGTACGTGCCATCCGACGCGGCCAGGCTCTCCAGCCGCGACGAGATGCCGTTCACGATCGGCAACGTCAGCGTGAACGCGCCGTTCTTGTTCGGGTTCTTCCCGAAGTAGCCCGGCCCGTTCCCCGCGGCGTGCGTCGCCCAGCGCGGGTTGTCGTACGCCACGGACAGCTCGTCCCACATGGGGATGACGATCCCGTTGATCACGAAGTCAGTCTTCTCAGGGTCAAAGTGCATGCGTCATCCCTCCCCTATTCCTCGAGACTCCAGTTCATGTAGACAAGCACGGTGAACGCTTCGAACGCGCCCTGCGGCCAGACGCGGATGCGGATCGTCTTCAGGTGGCGGGACGCGAGAGCCTGCGGATCGTTCAGAGCAAGCCATTCGAGCGTCGGGATGTCGATCTCCCACCGCCCGGCGCCCGTTCCGCCGCGCTTCTGCAGAACACCCATCTCGTCCGCGCGGACGAGGACGCCCTCGATGCAGGCGTGGACCATGTTCAGACCGCGCTGCGTCTGCGGAATCTTCCCGTGCTGCAGCTTGAGACCGAACAGGGTCTCCTTCATCGTGGCAACGAGCCAGTCCTTGTCCCGGCGCATGTCGGCCGGGGCGCCGTTCGTCGTCCACGATCCGCAGAGCACGGCCACGCCCGCTTGCTTTACGTACGGGATCGCCGCGGGATCCGTGTACGGATTCGCGGGCATCAGCTCGGCGAGCTGCGAGGCGGTCCACGACGCAGCCGAAACGCCGTTCAACGGCTTCGCGTCGAGGGTGATCGAGCCGATGGGCATCCCCGCCCAGTACCCAACCGTCGCGGCGTCGGGCCGCTCCTCATCCGGGTCGTCGTGCGCGATGATGACGACGCGGTCGGAGGCGATCTCCTCGCACACGGCCTTGATCTGCGACGGTGTCGCGCCGACCTCGTTCGCGGTGACCATGATGGCGGTCATCGCGCTCACGGTGTCGGCCATCTCTTCGAGGTCGCCTTCGACCTCCTCGCGCTCGGTTGGGACGATGAAGTAGAACTCGGCCCACTGAGCGGCCTCGCACTGCCGCTTGGCTTCGAGGATCGCCGCCGAGAGGTCTTCCGGCGCCGGCGTCGCCCCGCGCGTCACGCTGAACACGTACACCGTGTCGGGGTGGACGTCTTGCGCGAGGATCTTGGCGACGGTCTTGTACTCCGGCGTGGTGACGGGGAAGTCGGCCGCAACGGCGACAAGGTCGTCGGACGTGTACCGCTTCAGGGTGTCCTTCACCGCCTCGGGGTCGACCGACGTCCCGAGGACGAGCGGGATGTTGAACGCGGCCGTCGCCCACGGGCGCGTGCCGTCGATGACGGAAACGTTGATCCGTTGGATTTCGATGCTCATGGCCCTCCTCCGCTACGCCAGGCCGAGGGCCTGTCGAACGATCTGCCGCGGCCCGCCGCGGGTGACCAAAGGCGCCATTGCGTTCAGGGCCGCTTGGTCGACGCGGTCGACGACGTTCCGCATCTCTTCGGTGGTGAGGTCGACGATCTCCTTCTTGACGGCCGAGACTCCGCTCTCGCGGATCTGCGCGACAACGAGATCGACAACCAGCCCTTGGTCGACGACGTGCCCGCTCTCGATGTGCGACCGAAGACGCGAGCTGGCCGCGTACGCTTCCTGGTAGATGCCGTCCTCGATCAGGTTCTCTCCAACGGAGAGCTCCAGGGAGGTTCCGCGGTAGCGCGTGCCGTTGGGGTGTTGCAGTACGACGATTCGCTTCATAGCTCGATCTCCTTGGTGCAGTCCGTTTCTCCGTCGGCTTCGAGCTCCACGGTCACCTTGCCGAACGTGCCGACCGAGACGCTCCAGTGATCGTCGAGTTCGAACCGCGCCGTCATCGCGAGCCGCAGTTCGACGCTCTCGTTCAACACCGTCGTGGCGTTCCGGATCTGACCCGGCGTCACGAGGCGTCCCGAGACTCCAGCCAGGAGGAGGTCCATCTTGGCCCTGCTGAGGAGGTACTGACGCACCGCCTGGAGCAGGGAATGGAGCTCCGGTGGCTGATGCACGCCGACGACACCGTAGGCGTACAGCGTGAGCTCGAAGTTCCTCGCGTTTTCATGCAACAGAAGGACCGCGTCTTCATCGTCGGGATCGTCGATCTGGTGCATCGGAGGGTCGTGCGGCGGGCCGTAGTTGGGGTCGCCTTCGAGGAGGGGAAAGTCGAAGGTCAGGAAGACCCCCTCCGGGCGGTCGCCGTTGTCCCACTCGTAGACGATCTGCCCTTCGTCAAGCCCCGTCGCGCGCTTGATTCCATCGGTCGCATCCTCGTCGTCGCTGCCGAAGAGGAGCTGGTCCAGGAACTTCGCAAGGTCAACCATCGTCTTCCTCCTCGGCGGGCACCGCCGCCGGCTTCGGCGCTTCGACAAGCGTGTAGTAGCGCACGCCGTAGCGAGCGACTTCGTTGGCCACATCGAGGATCTTGAGCCAGTTATCGTCGCCGCGGTCGACGAGGTCGTCCTTCCCGATTTCGAGCGCTTCGCCCTCGTCGTCGAGCAGGCCGTCAAACACGACGAGCACCGGCCTGGTCGAGGAGATGACGCCGCCGGGAGCCATGAACTGCTTCCAGATGTCGGCCTCGGCGATCACGCCGCGGAAGCCGCGCGGCGCGGCCGCTGTCCGTATCGTGTGGCCCTTCACGCGCGCGGCCGTGACTTTGGCGACGCGGAGGTCTTGCTGAAGCGGACGGAGCGCGGCGCGGAGAGAGGTGGCAACGAAGTTCATGGCCTCATCCTTTGCCGTGCGCCGGCCGGACTTCGTGGATGATGTGGCTGAGCAGGAACCCGGTGTCGATGAGCGGGTTCGACGACTTCTTCATCTTGATCGTGAATGGGTGATTCGGCGGCTGACGGAGGTCGCGCATGTAGCGCTGGATCTTTGTCTGAAGACCGAGGCCGATCCGCTCGTAGGTACGCTCTCCGGCACGCATGTCGCCGGGGCCCGCCGACTTGATTCCTTCGCGCAACGCCTCGAAGACGAACTCCTCAGCCTCGCGTCCGTCGACCACGGGATCGAAGAACGGCCGTGGCGGGATCGTGATAGTCGTCGTCTCGTCCTTCAGATGCAGACCGAGGCCGTGCAGGTAGGCACGCATCTTCGGCGTGACCTTGATCCGGCAGCCCTCGTGGAGGATGACTGCCAGCTGAAGGACGGAGATCTTCGAATCCTCGATGGTCTGGTTCGCCCCTTCGCCGAAGATCCCGATCTCGACTTCCGTGTCGGCAAAACCCTTGAACGCGGCGACGATCTGCGGGATGTGGTTGACGTCACGGACCTCGTTCGTCATCGGATGCGGTCTCCGGAGCGATTCCAGCGGGCCCAGTTCGACTTGAACTCCTTGCCTGGGGCGGACATCTCGAGGCTCTCTGTGGTGAGCGCTGCGCTGGCGCCGCGGACACCGGCCCACTCGGTCGTGATCGGCCCAACGCGCACCGACGTCGGCTCGGGCTCCTGCATGACAGTCGCAAGGTGCGCAGCAAGGAGCGCCCAGGCGTGCTTCCGACTCGCATCGGGGATTGCGATCGCCGTCTCCGGCGCGTACGAGGAGGTCTCGGCGAGGTCGATGTAGACCTCAAGCGCGTCGTCCGTCATCTCGAACGGGCGAACCCCGCGGACGTCGTCAGCTTCTGGACGGTATGCGCTTGTCATGGTGCCTCCCGTCTAGAGAACAGGGGCGGCCGGCGCGGCCCCGCGGTGAGTCGAGGCCTGCTTCCGACCGCCCGTTCCGTGTGGGGCTCGGTTGGCGGTTGGTTAGCTCTTCTTCACCGCGATCTGGAGCTTGCGCAGCTCGTAGACCCCGGAGTCGCACCTGGCGCGGAAGCCGTCGGGACTCCCCTCGGTGACCGCGACGGCTCCCGAAACCAAGTCCTTGTCCACCTTGTTGTACCCAGCGGCGATTCGTAGCCCGTTCGGGTACACGTGGTTCTGATCCGAGTTGCTGATCACTTCGACCATACCGGGCATCTCAGTCCCCCTCTCCCGGATGCGTCTCCGCTGCCTAGTCGGTCGAGTTGATGGTCGACCCGACGGCAACGCCGAGCGGGCGATAGACCATCACGCCACCGTAGCGCTCCTCGAAGTCGACCTCGGCGGTGAACCCGTTCACCATGACCGGCTCGCCTTCGGTGATGTCCATCGGCAGCGCGGCCTCGACGACGTCCTGCGTGTTCTGCAGCACGACGAGCTTCGACTTCTTGAGGCCGTCCGACGTGACGATCCCCGCGGGGAACATCCCCATCGCCTTGATGACCTCGATGACGGTCCGCGAGTCCTTGGTCGTGTCGACGAACTGGTACAGGTACTTCGTCGCCATCTCCGTGTTCAGGAGCAGCATCGTGGCGCGGTAGTTGTCCTGCCCCTGGACGGCCTTCCAGACGAGGATGATGTCCGCGAGGACCTCCATCGCCGTCTTGTTGGCCCAGTACGAGAATCCGGAGACGCCGTTCGGGATGGTGACGAGCTGGATCCCGACGAAGTCGAGCAGGCCTTTGATGCCGTGCGGCGTCGACCCGTTGAAGAAGACGTCGTTCTCGCGGATCGACGTGTACAGCTTGCAGTCGTCCGTGCGCTTCCCAACGATGTCGTCGCCCGTCATCTGCGCCGCCCGCTTCTCCTGGTTCGTGAGCTGGAAGCCGATGACAATCGACACGACGCTCTGCGTCTGCCGTGTCTTGTGGGCGTTCACGAGCGGGACGTTGTCCGCGGCCGTGTGGTTGAAGATCTTCGCCGCCCCCTCACGCGTGTAGCGGTAGAAGGCGACCGTCTCCGTTCCGGCCGGGTAGCCCGTGTTGACCCGGGCCACCTGCCGTGCGATCAGGTTCGCAACGTCGGGCAAGACGAGACGGTTCTGGATGGCTACGAGGTCGCGCGGATCGATGATGCTGTCCGCGACGTACGTTGTTCCGATGCGTTTCATGTGTGTCCCATCTCCTTCGTTGCCCTGCTACGGCAGGTTGAGATCGAGCGTGACGATCGAGGCCGCGCCGGCGCCGACGGTTCGGAACTTCGCGTTCGGCACCGCCGTGTGACCTGCGCCGCTCGTCTTGCCGAAGTTCGCAGTGGCCGTGTTCACGTACACCGCATCCGTCGGCGTCACTCCTTCGTCGACCTCGACCTGGATCGGTCCCCGCTTGATGACGGAGACGGCGATGCCGTCTTCGTACTGGTTGCGGTAGACCTCGTTGCCCGATCCATCGAGATCGATGTTGTCCTTGGTCGGATCGGCGACGGCCACGCCTTCGAACGCTCCGCCGGCGAACTTCTTGTACTGCGTCACCTTGTCGGTGCCGAGCTCGACTGCGCACCCGAACGGGATCGCCCCTTCGGCCGCTTTGTCGCCTACGCCGTGGAAGGCACCGCCCTCGGGGATGCACCCCTTGCTCAGTGCGGATTCCTGACCCGTGAAGCTCATCGTTCCTCCCTTACCGGCCTAGCGGCCTACTTGGTGCCGTCCGGAGTCTTGTCCGGACTCCTGTGGAGATCGTCGGTGCGCGCCGTGCGCTTCGTCTGCTCGGCGCCGCCCTGGTCGTTGCGGCCGCGGATGCTGCCCGCGCCCGTCGGCTCGGTCTCGTGCTTGCGGAACGCGTCGACCGCCGCGTCGAATCGCGCGATGACGTAGTCGTCGCTCCGCCCCTCGAGCTTGACCTCGGGGTTCAGCTTCTTGAGGACGTCGACGCGGATCGCCTGGGCGTCCTTGCCGTGGAAGTCGTACTCGTCGCCGACGACCTCGCGCGCGAGCTCGACCATCTCGAGGCGGTCGTCGATCGCAGAGTCCATCTTGGCCTGCTCGCCCTTCTCGGCGGCGTCGACCTTGGCCTGGAGGGTCTCAACCGTCTTCGTGAGGGTCTTGACCTCGTCGTCCTTGCCGTCGGCGCGCCCATCGGCGGCATCCATCTTGGTCTTCATCTCCGCCTTCTCCCGCTCGGCCGTGTCGAGCTTGGCCTGGAGCGCGGGGACCTGCGCGGCGTCGGTGCGGAGCAGGTCGATCGCAGCCTGGAACGCTGCAACTTCCTTCGCCGTCGGAGGCGTCTGGCTCCCGTCAACGGAGAAGCTCATGTACAGGCTGTCGTTGACCTGGATCCGAAGCGGATCGGTCGGTTTCTTTGTCTCGGGCATGTTGTTCCCTCCTGCGTTGAGTACGGACTCTTCGCTGACTTCCTCCGCCCCGTCGCTGATCGAGATCAATGCCCGGCAGTCCGGGCCGCACCTCCCGCGCGGAACGTGGGCCAGGTGGTCGAACACCGGACGGGTTTGGACCTTCGTGTACGCCTTTCCGTCGAAGACTCCGCTGCGCTCCTCGACCTTCGCGAGGACCCCGGCGGAGACTTCGACCTTCTCGCCATCGAGCAACGACGCAATCAGATCGCGGTCGAAGATGGACTCGATGCCGACGATGACGTCGCCATCGACGTAGAACAGCTCTGGGTTCGTGTGCAACACGCCCTTCGTGTAGAGCGCGCGCTGCTCGTCGCTCATATCGAAGAACGTGACGCTCCCCGACTTCGACTGCGGGTGGAGGTCGGCGACGGGCCGGCCGGGAATCCCGCCCATGAACGCCGGCGTGGCAAACTCCTTGGCGGGCTTGTACTCGTAGACGACCTCCCCCGCCGCATCCATGTACGGCAGGACCGTCATCTTGATCATCCGCACCTTGGCGGTGAGGATCCCCGTCTTCTCGTCGTAGCGGACGACCTCGATCGGTTCGGACGACATGACACGCTGCACACGGCCGTCGTCGCGCCGGAGGACGAGGTCCGCGGCGTCGATTCGGAGCCGGGAGGCGTCCAGCCGCGACATGGCAATGCGCACCGCGTGGTCGTGGATCGACTCCAATCGGTAGCCGGCGGCCGTGAACGCCGCGAACGCGGAGTCGTAGAGAGCGATGGTGCTCTCCTTCTGCGAAGCGGAGAGCCCCTGGCGGAGAGCTTCAAGGTCGGCCATCGAGAACGGCATGTCATGTCCTCCGAATTCACGGACATCTGTCCAACGCCTCATCCAACAGAACATTCCAAGAGCGAGAGCCTCCCCGGAGGAAGGCTCTCGACTCTCTCTAGTGGTGGCGGTCCGCAAGGAGGTTTAGCGGAAGGCTGTCGCTCACAATCAACAGAGAAGGCCGCCTCTACTTCTTTCGAGGCGGCCCGCTCGGGGATCGGATTGGTGGTGATGCGATGCAGTCAACAGACGGGACGGCTAGAAAGACGAGTGCCGTCAGCATCATGGACGGCTCGGCTAGAAGGACGAGGGCCGTCCACATCGCGGACGGCTCGGCGAGAAAGACGAAGGCCGTCCACATCGTGGATGGCTGGTCAGAAAGGACGAAGGCCGTCCTGACATCGGAGCTTTGGACGGCCCTCGGAGCAGATGGTGATCTGTCGCCTTACCCAACAGACGCGGCGTCGCGCCGTTCATCATGGCGCGTCCGCCGTTCCGCTTCGGGCATCTAGCCCTGCCCTCTTTTAGCGACACGGGTAGCTAGGCCCCCAGTCGCGTTGCGACGGCGAACGCGCCAATCATCTTCTCACTTCTGGTGAATGTCGTAACGTTACGACACAGTCACCTCTCGCAACCACGCTCGGCGTACTCCCCGCATTGTGCTGAACAGGCGAAGCTTCCGCCACAACGACCACGAGAAGTCACCCCACGACGCATCTTCCGGCGAAGGGTAGAGCCAGCCAGAGCTTGACATCTCATCGCACACGTGACGGGTACACTGGCAGACAAGCTGGAGCCCTTCCTCGCTCCAAGGGATCTTCCCACCAGGCACAGATGTGAGTAGAGCGTCGAGCCTGTCTTGCAGGTTGGCGGCCAGTTCGGACCTAAGAAGCTCCTCGGTCACAGGCAACGGAATGTCGAGCTTCGCTTGCTCCACCATCCTGCTTACCTCCTGTGTTGTGCCGGCACCGCGCCTCGTGGCGCACCATCATCTCGACGTTCTTCTTCGTCCGCTTCCGGCTGAACCGACAGTACGAACACTTCACCCGCTCTTGGGTGTAGAAGACGGGGGCCACAGCCTAGTGAACCGTGACCTCGAAGCACGCGCGGTACGGGTCACCGTCATCCACATCGCCACGGATCCCGATCTCGTACGTGCCCGGCGCGCTGTAGGTGTGCGACCACTCAAGGCCCGTCGAGTGCCCGTAGTTGTCCGGAACGGTTGTCATGTTCGAGTCGCCCCAGACGATCCAGTAGAACTCGCGCTCGGCGCCGTACACGGTGACGACGATCGTGCTGCCCTCGGTTCGTGCCAGCTCGACGTGCCCACCCGAGTGCCGAACCTCGGCTATGGCGATGTCTACAACGTAGGCGTCGTTCTGGATCAGCCGCACCGCGTAGACGCCCTCATGCCGGAAGTAGTGGCCGTACGTCCCAGGCCCCTTCGCCGTGATGTAGGACGCGTCGTCAAACGAGTCGCCCCAGTGAATGACCCCGCCCGCCGACGTCGCGACCTCGACCCAGCCGGCAACGCTCGGCTCCGTGATCGTGATGTACTGCCCCGTCATCGAGTACCCGTCCTTGCTCGCGTTGTTGCCAATCAGATCGGTGCACCCACCGAGGAACAACGCCCCGCACAGCACCACTGCCGCCACGAAAACCGAACCCACCTTCTTCATGAGACCTCCTCTCTGATCCTTAGAACCTGTTGCCCTCACTGCTTTCACCTCACCTATCGTACACGATCAGGATGGCTCGCCCATCTTCTAGTTTCCGCCACAGACGCGTACCTCCGGCCGCGGCAGACCCAGTCATGTGGCTCCATGACAAGCTTCTCGTACGCCTCGTGAGTGAAACGGATCGCGAACCACAACCATCCCACTTCCAAGCTGCGTTCCGCCCTGTTGCGGTACACCCACGGGGCCCGCTGGCAGGGCCTTGCGGCCTCAAGGATCAGGAGCACGACACCTCCTCGAACACGAGCACCCAGACCCACGGGTTGGCGTCCCAGTTGCAGTCACTGTTGGCGTAGACAGAATTCCAGAGCTTGGCAAACTGGTCGAGGGCATCGAACGCACCAGGAATCGTGAAGTCGACGTGGACTCCCTCGGCGCAAATGTCCCGGCCGCTGATCTCCTGCAACTGCTCGGCGCGGATGTCGGTGTACCGTCGCACCGTGCGGCCGGCCTCGGTCGGCATGTGGATCGACGACAGAGTGCTGCGTTGCCAGCGCCACGGGATCGGCGCGCCGGTACGCAGGCTCACGACGAGCGCGCCGTCATCGGCGTAGTACGCGAGGCCGTCCGCACCGCACTTCAGCGGCTCGGACATGACGCGGAGGTTGCCGATCCGGCACGTCCGCAGCTCGTACGGAATCCTCGTCCCATCGTCCTCTCCTAGCCAACCAAAGGTGTTTGGGGCACCTGCCTGGCGATGAGGACCATCGGGCAACGTCGGCTGCGGTGCCATCGGCCTTCGCGTCTGCGTCTTCCGCCCCGCGCGGATCGCGTCACGCATCTGTCGCGTGAATGGCGGCATCCGGCCGGCGATCTTGAGGCCGTTGTAGAGAATGGCAGACTCTCCAACGCACCTACATTGCGGTGCCATCGGCATCATCCAAGGCTCCTTGGACCTGAGGATCCTGACGGCCCCGCAGGCGGATCGATCTCGTATACGGTCCGCGGCTGCACGATGTGGCCGGGGAGGTACGGCGCGGGGTCATTCGCTCTCCCGCTGATTGGGAACATCCGGCGCGCAGCCTCAACGAGAATCTCGAACAGGTCGTCGTACGTCTCGTCGCGGCCAAGCGAATGGACCAGCCTTCCAAAGTCGGCGGCCGACATACTCCTCAGCTTCTCCAGAGTCAGCCCTTCCTCCATCGTTACCTCCTCTCCACCACCTTCATCACGAGCCCACGGCCGCCAGCGAGCGGCGCCCACGTGAGTTCGGTTCCGAATGTCAAACCGACCATGTGCGCGATCGCGATCGGTACGGTCGCCCGGAGCGACCTCCGCTCGTCTTCGATCGATGGGTCGAGGACGACGACGACGTTGCTCGCTCGCGACGACGACGGCCGAACCACCCGCAGCACCAACGTCCCATCGACGCCAGGCCCTGGCATCTCGGCTGCCAGGTGCGTTCCGCCCTTGATCCCCACCTCATCGCACAGCTCCCGCGGCAACGTCATCCGGAGCGTGCCGCTTGCCTTGCTCGACCGGGTGATCCGGTAGAGTCTCTCTGTTTCCTTCGTCCCCATCATCCGCCTCCTGCACTGCTTCGGCGGAGATCCCCTCACTAGGGTGCGACACGATCTCGCCTTCCTCAATGACGATGCCCGTCCCTTTCCCGGGCTCCGCTACGATCTCCATCAACACCTGGTACCCGCGGTC